CGTTTGAGCGCTTCTGATACTCCGTCGCGAACGCCAGCTGCTTCTCCCGATCAACCCCCACACCAAGTGCTGACATCGAGCGCCCGATGCGGAACAGCTCGGAATCGATGGCGTAGATGTGCTCCTGCGCTGCCCCCCTCAAGTTCTGCTCGACGTACGGCGCCGACGTCCAGGTGACTCCAATGTCGAACGACAGGTACTTGTCGAGGGTGGCGTCGTCCTTCACCTCGCTGTGCTTCACGTCCTTCTTCCAGTAGCGGACGTCGGTGTACATCGAGCCCAGGAAGTCGAGCTTGTGCGGCAGCTCGGACGTGATGCCGATCTGGTGCGCCACCAGCGTGTCGAACACCTTCGCGTCCACCAAAGGCATCCCGTGCCGCCACAGCACGATCGAGTCGTACGCGATGCCGTTGTGCAGATCGAGCCGCGGAGCCTGCTGGATGTGAGCAGCGATGGCCCGGCTCTGCGCCTGTATCTCGTGCGGCGGCAGCATCCAGTGCCCCTTCACCGACAGCGGCGAGTAGATCATCACCTCGCTGGCGTTGCCGATGCCGATGCGGCGCAGGTTGCACGTCCAGGGGTCCTTCCCATCCGTCTCGACGTCAACTGCCAGCCGGCCCGGATGGGCCCGCAAGAAGTTGACGACCTGATCCGCCGTCGTCGGGATGAAGTACGCCGGGTCCTGCCACGTATCTCCGCCTCGGCTGATCCGCACCGCTTTCTTCACGTCAGCGTGGAAGATCGGCCGCATGCGCCGGCCCTCCTCGCGGAGAACGTAGGCCGCGTGGGTGATCGGCACAGCTCGGGGGCCATTCGGAATCTGCGCCGGCATGCCGCGCATCTCCATGACCGAGCCGTGGATCTCCACGCCAGCCATCGAAGCGCTGCCCATCAAGATCGCGAACTTGGCCCGGGACAGCTCAGCGCGGAGCCGCGGGCGGCAGCACTCGATCACATTCGGGACCTTCGCCCGCCGGCACTTCTGGATGTGCTTCTTCATCTCCTCCAGCGGCGCGCACATCGCTGCGTTCGTGAGCCCGACGCGGCTCATGTCGGCACCGGCCTGCTGGAGCGCGGTGCGGATCTCCTTGCCGCTCGCGCCGATGAGCACCTGGCCAGCGTCGATCTCGTTGTGCCCAGGAGCTTCACCGATCACGAGGATATCCATCTCGCCAGGCGGAAGGGTCGGGGGGACCGGTCCTCTGCCCGCGTTTCGCATAGGGCACACATCGCACCTCGCGCCGGCCGCCATCGCCCAGGTGTGCTGTCTGCCTGGCGGGCCGGCGTCGAGGTTGACGGTGGAGGAGTCGATCACGGAGCGTTTCCCTTTCGTTCCAGCTCGGCACGGACAGCCCGCATAGCCTTGATGACGCGGCGACGGTCCGGCTCCTCATCGAGCCCATCAAGCATCCAACGACCCATGCTGCTGTCATCCCAGAGCTGCGGATCCAGCATCCGTGCCAGTACGCGGTACACGTACCGTCTTGCCGGGGTCTGCGGCTTGCGCCCGGACGCGCCTGAGAACTTCAACGCCATTGCATCAGCCGCCGTTCACTCCGTAGACGCGCTCTTCCTCGCACACGCAGCACGCGAAGAATAGCTGGGTGCTGCCGTGCTCGGTGATGGGCCGCGTGAACCTGTGCTCGCGCGGCTTCTTCTCGCTCTTGCACATGATGACCACGACACGGCCCGTCGAGGGCACAGACGTGGTGGTCAGTGTGGGCTCCGCCTTCGTCATCACGCCCCCAGCAGCAAGCGCTTGCGATCGACCTTCTCGACGAATTCCATCCCCCGCCCGCCGCACGTGTTCAGGAACACCTCGGCTACGTGCTGATACCGCTCCACCGGGATTCGCCCACGCATGAGCATGTAGCGCATGAACACCAGCGTCGTCTGCGCGACATCGTGGCTGCAGTACGTCTCGATCTCCTTCGCATTCCCTGCCGCGAAGGCCGCCGCGACCATCGAGCCATCGAAGCCGAGCTTGCCTGGCAGCCCTACGAGCTTGGCCACCTGATCGAGAGACAACCCCTTGAACGGGATCGCCCCGTACTCGGTCAGCTGCTCCATGAGGTCGATGTGCCGCTCCTCCGAGTACCGCTTGCGGTGCTGCGGGCTGTACCAGCCTTGCGGGATGCCGTGCCTGAAGCTGCGCAGCGACAGCACAGGCAGATCGAAGCCCCGGCCGTTGTACGTCACCAGCACAGGATCTGCCTGCGCGGCGAACGTATGGAAGGCGCCAATCAGAGCCGCCTCGTTCGCGCCGAACGTCGTCGTGCCGGCCACGCCCATCGTCTGCAGCTCCAGGTCGTCGGAGAGCAGCGCAAACCCGATCGCGATGGGGATGTGCGCGTAGTGTGGCGCGAACGGAGAATCGTCGGCCTTGGCGCCTCGCTTCTTGGGAGCCTCCTCCGACTTCCACAGCTCGCGGTCAGGAATGGTCTCGATGTCGAAAACGAGAAAGCTCATGTGGCGGGCTCCGTTTGGACAAGCAGAGCGCCCAACCCAGCGTGATTGACCATAACCACGCCCTCCTCGCGCAGCGTGGCCACTACTCTGTTCAGGTCGCTCGTCTCCATGCAGACAGCACGTAAGAGCGCGCGATATGTGATGCCCTCTCCGCTTTTTGGAATCGCATCGAGCACCAGCTTGCGAATCGGTCGCCACGTGTCCGGATGAATGAAATCCATGTGATCTCCTATGAGGTAAAAATCAGCCCTCCAGGGAGCGGGCGTCTGCACCGATTGGTGTACGCCCCTCGTCGCTTCGCGCCCGCCCCTGGAAGAGCTGAAGGATTTCTAGTGCTGCTGTCCGTTGTTGCCAGCGGGGAACCCGGGGAAGCCCGGGAACGCCTGAGTGGCGCCAGGCTGCGGAGCCGTGGGAGCGGCCGGAGGCGCCGCCGGAGGAGCGAAGCCACCACCGAATCCGGGAGCTGCCGGGAACCCGCCGAACTGCGGCGCCGCCGGAGCGACCGGAGCGACCGGAGGCGCCACCGCGGGGAAGCCGACCGGAGCCGCCGCAGCCTGCGCCATCGGAGCCGCCGCCGCAGGCTGCGGAGCGCTCGGAGCCGTCACGGGGTTCATCGGGTTGTTCGGCAGACCGGGCAGGCCACCACTTCCGAGGCCCGGGAACGCAGCGCTCGACCCCGCACCAGGCAGCGCGCCGGCCGGCCCGCCACCCTCACTGCGCGACTTCGGCTTGGCCTCCCAGCGGTGCGTGTTCTTCGTGACCGCCTCCTCCCACTCAGGGCGCGTGATGAACGCGTCGACACCGGTGGCCGTGCCACCTTTCTTGTCGATGTACGCGCCGGTCCGGATGTACACGATCTGGCCAGCCAGCGCGCCGGGCGTGTACGTCATGCCCACCTGGCCTCCCTGGATCTGCCCGGTGATCGAGCGCAGCAGAGAGCGCCAGGTCCACCACGTGTCGCCCTTCGTGGCACGCGGGTCCACCATGAACTTGGACAGCTGCTTGCCGACGACATCGGGATCGCCCAGCTCCAGCGTCAGCCACACGCCGTGGTTGTCCTTCTCGCCGGTCTGCGCCTTCTCCGTCTTGATCCGCGCCATGTAGTAGCCGTCCTTCTCCAGGACGTCCGTGGAGTCGATCGGCTGCCAGTCCATGTCCGGCGGGATGACCAGAACGAATCCGGAACCGGCCGGCTGCTGCTGCTGTGGTTGTGCGCCCGGCGCCGCAGCCGCGGGCATTCCAGGAAACGCTCCTCCTCCGAATGATGCTGACATAGTGATCTTCTCCTTCTTGTGTTTGGTTGGGACTAGTTCGGGCAGGTGCGTTTGTTGTGGCCGACACGTCGGCAGTTGGTGCACTTCCCGCGCTTCTTCTTGGGCTCGGTCTTCTTCGTCTTCTTGGTCTTCTTGGGCACGCTGTCTCCTCTAGTGAATCCGTAACACCACGTGCATGGTCCCCATCGACACAGCACGCAACTACAGCCCCTGATATGCTGGCCGCCGCCCGCGCAGGAACGCGCCCAGGTCAGCAGGCACCACAGCGTCGTTGCAGCCCTCGCGGTTCTTCATCAGCCAGCTGCGCCAGTCAGGCGGCGGCACTGACATCGGGCCGAGCGCTTGCGGCCAGATCTCACCTCCAGTGAAGAACACACGGATCGGCTTCTGGCCGGGCCCCGGCGTGATGTAGTCGACGCGCAACACGGTGTCGATCTCGCCGAACAGGATGCGGCCGATCGACTTCGGCACGACCTCGAACAGCCCCGGATAGAAGATTCCATCCTGCACGGTAGGCGGCAGTGCGTGCGCCACGATGATGCAGTGGAGGCCCAGCGCCCTGAACCACGTGCGGAGCTGGAACATGGCGTTGCGGACCATCACAGGAATGTCGAACTTGTTGTTGCCCTTCAGTGACGCTGCCGCTTCCCGGTAGAGATTCGCCGCGAAGGGGCTGAAGCCGTCGAGCACAACTCCGGTGAAGCGCCCGCGGTTCTCCGGCTGCGCCAGCCATCCGATCGTGTCCACCATCTGGCCCCAGGTCTTCACCGTCTCTTTTGGGTGAGACGGAATCGGCAGACCGAGCGACGCGATCGTCTTCAGCGCACCATCCTCGCACGGGATAGCGAAGGCACTGCACTTGCCATCCTTGCAGAAGAGCGAGATAGCCGACGTTGTCTTCCCGATGCCGGGCGGTCCGTACAGCATGACATTGGCCGGCTGAGCGTAGACGTTGGCGACCGCCGCCTCCCCCTCGACGATTTCAATGGGCACGCTCGGTCCTCCTGGCGTCCAGCATGGTCACCTTGTCGTAGACGTCCTCAGCGCTCTCGATGAAACACGAGCGGCACAACCCCCGCCCGTCGGTGCACGGAGAATCATCCACTGCAGGCACAGCCAGGCTGGCGGCTGCGGTGAACAACATCTCGATGACCTTGATCCGCGCGACGCCTTCCCCGATGAGGTTCGTCGCGGCGGAGATGATCGTGTCCCGCTCCTCTTTCGTTGCTGTCCGCGGCATCACGCGGCCTTCGATTCGGCCGACGCAGGCTTGAGGAAAGGAAGCGCCTCGAACAGTGCAGCGTCGTTGGTCTTCCCGAGCAGCCACTCCACCAGCACGAGCTGCTCGGCCGACCATTCCCCTGCTTCCACCACACCCAGCGTCTTCTGGATCCGCGCAGGTGTCGGCCGCGCCAGCTTCGCTCGCTTCTTCCGCGGCCCGCGCTCCTTCTCTGTGTCCATGGCCAGCCAGCGCTTCACGGTGCCTACGTGGACCTTGAACATGGCTGCGATGTCAGCCGCGTCATGCCCGTGGTTGTTGAGCTGCTGCGCCTTGCGGGCCTTCTCGATGATGGTATCGCCCTGGCGAAACTCGTTGGCGCTCACCTTCGCCGCAAAGGCATCGGCCTCTTTGCCACGGTGGACACTGATCGGAACCTTCACGCCCGTCGAGCACAGCTCGATGATTCGCCGTCCGGCGGCTGACCCGGAAGCGGAGAGGCGGATGATCGCGTCCTTCACCGCCTGCACGTGGCCTGTGTACACGTGCTTGGCCGTGATGTGGTTGATGATCAGGGCTCGCTTCACGCGCTGGACCCCATCCACGATGACCGGCTCATCGCCGCGCAGGCGCACAGCGACTGGCTGCACGAACCCGACCGCAGCCAAGTTCAGCACGTCCTCGTCAGGGACGGCCAGGTTGATTCGCGCGTCGTACATCGGATCCCGCTTGTCTGTGATGAGCACCAGAT